ACACGCTCGGCCTGCTCGTTGACAATCAAATTCTGGTCGCCCACCGGGCGCTCAATCTGGAGCTGGTTCTGGACGTCATGGAAGTGAGCGTCGAGATCGCGCCGGTCCTGCCGATCAATTTCGTGCGTTCGATCCTGCACCTGGTGACGGTGCGCCAGACGGCCGCATAACGCGGGTTCGCGTGGAGGTCTACGATGCAAAAGGGTAGGATTCTCACTGGTGCGCGCGCCCGCTTCAGCCTGAACGGTGTGAAGGTCGGGTACGCGCGGAACGTGCAGGTCGGCGAGACCGTCGACTACCAACCGGTCCAGACGCTGGACAACGTGGAGACCGAGGAGTTCGCGCCCGTCGGCTACGACGTGACGTTCTCGGCCAGCCATTTCCGGATCGTCGGCGAGACCGTCAAGTCGCTCGGCTGGTTCCCCAAGGTGGGCGGGAACACCGAGGAGCACCTGACGAACATCCTGACAACCGGTGATCTGACGGCCACGATCGAGGACACGAAGACGGGCAAGATCATCGCCACGGTCGAGCAGGTGAAGGTCGCGTCCCACAACTGGACGTGCGACGCCCGTGGGATCGTCGGCGAGGACATGACGTTCGTCGCCATCCGCGTCAAGGACGAGTCGGAAATCTAGACTGCGCCGCGCGGCGTAGGTGGTAGGGCGGGGCGTCCGTTCTCCCCCCCACGGGCGCCCCGCCTGTTCCCCCGTTCAATCCAGGACTAGCAATCGCCGGGCCCGCCTGGCAGACTGTGGTGCGTAACCACGGAGGGGAAACCCATGACGACGACGGTGACCCAGGAAGAGTTGGCGCGGCGGATGAAAGTGGACACGCTGGTCCCCGAGACGCCGGATCTGCGGGCCGAGGCGGAGAAGCGGTTGGCCGGGACGGCCCAACCGGACGGGCGGACGAACAAGGTGCACACGTTCCACTTCCGGTACGTGAGCGCCGGGTCGGGCAAGGTGTGGGACGGCCCGTTCACCAACCACGTGTTGACCCTGCGCGAGCGCCAGCTGGTGGGCATCATGCGCGCCCGCCTGGGCGGCGGTCTGCCCGTCGAGGCGCTGGACCCGCTGACCGCGGAGATCAACCTGATGCTCGCCCACCTGGAGGTCTCGCTGGACAATCGGCCGGACTGGGCGAAGAATCTGGCGCAGATGGAAGACCTGGGGCTCGTCCAGTCGCTATACGCGGAGGTCGCGGCGCACGAGGCGACGTTTCTCGGCTGGGGAAAGGTTGCGGGCACAGGCGAAGGCCAACCTGGATAGCGGGTTGGCGGCGGTGAAACGGTGGTGGGCCGACCGGTATCATTTGCCGCCCAACCACCCAGCGTTTGAGGGGCAGAGCTTGGCCGAGCTGATGGTCGAGATGTACGAGGACCTGTACGGTCGGCGCGCGGAGCTGATGGCCGCGATCGAGCAGGGGACGCCGACGGCCGAGGCGGTCCAGGCGTTGAACGCGATCAACGCGGCGCTGGGCGAACAGGTGTACGTGGCCGACCCGCTGGCCGACCGGTGGGACGCGGACTTGGCGGCCGGGCGCGTGCCCGACCTGGATGCTGTGGAGTAGCCCATGACCGAGATCCGGACGGACATCAAAATCACGGCCAAGCCCGTCGGGTTCAAGGACGTCCAGAAGGCGTCGGAGACGCTGGCCAAGTCGGCCGCCCAGGCGGTCGCCTCGCAGACCAAGGGGTTCACCGCGCTCCAGACGGGCGCCAAGGGGGCGGCCAAGGAGATCGACAAGCTCCAGGGCACGCTCAAGACGCTGGCGAAGGAGCAGCTGCGGCTGAACGAGGCGATGGAGGCCGTGGGCGACAAGGGGACGGCCGGGTACAAGAAGCTGAAGGACGAGCTGAAGGGGGTGGAGCAGCAGTTCCGCCAGGTCGCGACGCTGCAAAACAATCTGGACCGCGCGTTCAAGGTGTCGGAACGAACGGCCAAGCGGCAGGGGTTCGGCCAGGGGCTCATGCAGGGGCTGGCCCCGTCGGTCGGCACGTTCCTGGAGCGCGGGCCGGGCATGCGCCAGCAGATGATCGGTCAGGGCATCGGCGCGGGCATCCGTGGCGGTGTCGGCGCGGCAGGCCGGGTGGGCGCCGGGTTGGGGGGTACGGCGTTCACGGGCGCCCAGTCGGTGGTGACCGCGCTGCAAGCGATCCCCGTCGTGGGCGGCGCGCTCGCCGCGCCGATCGCGCGCGGGCTCGAACAGGCGCAGCAGACCATCCAGTATGAGCAGATGAAGCTCCAGACGGCGCCCATGCTGGGCGGGCTGGGCATGCACCGGGCAGCCGTGGCGGCCGGGCGGCGAGGGCGCGCGCAGGCCGGCGGCGAAGCGGACAAGGTGTACGCGTCGATCATGGGCATCACCAAAACCTCTGAGTTCGCCAGCCGCTATCGGCCGGGCGAGCCCGAGGGCCCGACGTCCGCGGCCATTGGCGGGGCGATCGAATCGGTGACCGGGCTGAAACGTGGGTTCCCCGGAATGATCACCGGCCAGGCGGCCCAGGCGGCGGAGGTCAAGCGCATGCAGGGGTTCGCCGAGCGTGGACGCGACCAGGCGTTGTCCGCGGGGGAGCGGCGGGCGCGGGCGCGGGCCGAGCGCGGCTATTTGGGCGACATCGCCGGCCAAGGGATCAACCTGATGGGCACGGGCTTGCCGGAAACCCGGCAGTTCCTGGCCGGTGTGACCGGCGCGGGCGGTGGGACCGGCAAGGAGTTACGCACTGAGGGCATGGGCGAGACCGCCATGGCGGCCAAGACGCTGTTTGGCATCGAGGCGGGGACGTCCGGCGCCTTCCTCGGCGGCGGCTTCCGCGGAGGTCTGCGCGGGGCCCAAGGCCGATCGGGTGAGGAGCTGACGGCCGCGATCGGTGACGCGTTGAAAGCGGGGTTGGAGGGCAGCGAGATCACCGAGTACGTCCAGAATATCGCCGAGGGCATCGACGAGTGGCACAGGACGGGCATCCAGTTCAACCGGGAAACCTTGGCCAGCATGGTCATGGCGTTCGGGGACAAGGGACTCGGGGCCGAGCGCGGGGCCGCCATGGCTCACCAGTTCCGGGGTATGAGCATGGGCATCTCCCAACAGGGCCCGCAGTCGGTGGCCGGTCTGATGATGCTCCAGTCGATGATGCCGGGTGGTAAAAAGGTGGGCGAGGGGAACCAAGAGGACATTGAGGACGCGATGATCGCGCTTGAACAAGGAAAGTTCGGGGGCGAGCATGCGCAGGCGATCATCCAGAAGCTCGTGGCCGCCGGGGGTGGCGGGGCCGAGGGCCGCCGGGTTGCGTACGGGGCGCTCCGCAAAGAAGGCGTCCAGATGAGCCGTGAGGAGATGAAGCTGCTGTCCGGCGGGCAGCTCAGCGACGACCAGCAGAAGCGGCTGACCCAAATCCAGGAGTCGCGGGCGGCCGGGGGCGCGGAGGCGGCGGATATGATGGCCCCGGGCGGGCTTACCGCCGCCGCGGCCGGCATGGTCCCGGGCATGCTGAAGTCGCAGGCCACGTTACAGAACGAGCAGATCACAGCCGGGGCCAATATGGTAGCGACGATGTTGACGTTGGAGCACACCGCGCAGTCGGTGACCACGGCGATCACCGCGACGGCCAAGCCGTTGCTGGAAAAATTCTCGCTCGACATGAAGGCGTTGACCAACGCGGTGATCGGCAACACGGTGTCCCGTACCGGCGGGGCGGTCCCGGTCGTGGGGCCGACCGATGGTTGAACTAGTACCCGAAAAGACGACCCCGGGGTTCCGCGGGTCGGAGACGAGTCGGCCGCAGATCACGCTCTACTCGCACACGGGTGACCCGATCGTGCTGAATGCGGGGCAGACGCTGCCGTTCGATGGGCGGGACGAACAGGCGTTCAATCCCGTGCTCACCCAAGTGCAGACGGCGAAGGAGATCGGCGCCGCCTCGGGCACCTGGTCGTTCACGGCCAAAACGCCGTCCAGTCTGGACGGTCTGTTCGGGCGGATCGTCGACGATGACTGGGCGGACATCGTGTTTACCCGGCACGGTCGCCCGTTCCACACGATGCGCGGGCTGGTCGATACGATCACGCGCGACCGCACGGTCTCGGCCAGGGGTGCGACTCAAACAGTCTGGACGGTCGCGGGCCGGGATTTCGGCAAGGTGTGGGAGCAGACGCCCGTGTGGTTCAGCACCTACTGCGCGGAGAATGTGCACGGTCATTTCGCGGCCAAGGTATTCACGACCCGCCGGGCGGACAAAGAAGGGTCGAACGTCGCGGGGGATACGCTGGTCCTGGGCAGCCCCCAGGCGGCCGTGCGCGGCTACCTGTTTGGCTTCCTGGAACAGCTGGGCGGCATCGGGCGCGAAAATTGGGAACCCCCGCCAGCACTACCGGGTATCCGGAACGGCAGTTTTGCCCAAAGCGTATTTTTCAAGAATAACGGGTTCATCAATTTACCCGCACGTGTGGGCATCGACCCCAATTTCATCATGGCCGGGGGTACCCTGTGGGACCTAGCTAAAGAATGGTCGGATCCGCTGTTCACCGAGCTGTTCGCCGATCTCGCGCTCGCCCAGTTCATCCGCAGTGGGACGTACGCCGGCCAAGACTTCGACGCGCCCGTGGCGGACACGCATATGGTCGTCCATTTCCGGGACAAGCCGTTCGTCATCGTCGACCCTCTGTGGCCGGGGCCGAAGGGATTGAGCAGCCCCTGGTTCAGCTTGCCCATGTTCGAGGTCGCCCCCCAGCTGGTCACCAAGTCGACGGTCGGGCGCAGTGGGTACGAGCGGTTCAATGCGTTTTTCGCCACCAGCCCACTGCACCAGGAGTCGTTGGGCGCGGCCGTGATCGATCTGCTGCAACCGATGTGGGACAAGCGGGACATTAAACGCCACGGTCTCCGCCGGTTCGACATCAGCAGCAAATACCAGGACAAGAATTCAAATCTGCTCAATCTCAGCCAGGCGCAACGGGCGATGGTGAAGGACTGGTACTGCCTGAACCCGTACTTCCTGAGCGGCCAGCTCGCGTTCGGGCGCGGGCTGCCCGAGCTGCGGGTGGGTGTGCGGTTGCGCGTGAAGAGCCCGGCCGGCCCAGCTCAGGACGAGACGTACTACGTGGAGGCCGTCCAGAATAACTGGTCACTTCAACCGGGATTGCGGACGAGCGCGCGGGTGACCCGCGGGTGGGTTGGCGACGACCAGAGTTTGGTCAACGCGGTCGCCCAGGCGGGTGGCGGGTACGCGCTGGAGGGCAAGGTGGTCGCGGGATCCCCCGACACGCCACCAGCCTAGTGGGTAGCAGATGAGCCAGTACGATACACCAGTGGTCGGCGGCGGGGTGGCTCTTCAGTCGGGTATCCCGAAGCGCGCGCCCCTGATGCGCCCCGCGGACCTGACGGGCGTGCTCCTGCGCGGCGTCGTGCTCGCCACGTATGTGACGGACGACCCGAATCACCCGTTCGCCGGCTCGCCCAGCGCACCGCTCGCCGTCTACTGCGACGTGCTGACGTACGGCCGGCGGCAACTGTTGATCCCTCACGCGCTGGTCAGCCAAGAGGGGGCGAGCATTCACAGCGGGGCGATCTGGCGCCCCCGCGCGGCCACGATGGACATCACGGGCGCGCCGTTCGACCCCAACAAGGCGACGAACCCCGCGAACATGGACGGCGACCACGTGCTCGTCGGGTTTCTGGACGGCAACAGCAACCAGCCGATCATCCTGCGCTCGCTCCCCCACCCGGCGGCGGACAGCCGGTTGAAGATCACGCTCGTCGACGGCGACCCCCGGATGACCAAGCACCATGGGGTCGTCTGGGGGGTGAAGGACAACGGCGACTATCTGATGGACACGACCGCTGCGTACTCGGGCGACCAGCTCCAGCCGGACGGGTCGGAGCCGCCACCGACGGCCGGGGCGGGTAATCAGCTGCACTACCTGCCGACCGGCGCGACCTGGTACGTGGACATCGCGGGCGCCACGCTGGAGGCAACGGGTGCGGACGCGACGGCCAAGCTGGTCCTCGGGGACGGGACCAAGAGCGCGACCATCGCGGAGCAACTGCAAACTTGGTGGGACGCGACGACGAAGGTCTACCTGGAGCAGCTGCGGACGCTCATCGCTGGCTGGGTGCCCTTAGCCGGTGATGGGGGTGCCGCTCTGAAGACCGCGCTCGCGCCCTGGCTGGCCGGGAGTTTCCAATCGTTCCCTACCAATGCTATCTCTACCAAGGTGAAGATGCCGAACGGGTGAGGTGCAGAGATGGGCGCGTTCAACATCATTCGGGAGAATTTGCGGCGCGCGGCCACCGGGGATGATAAGTATTTTCGCAAGTGGCTCATGTTTTTCGAGCTGCAAATCCCGGCCGAGGTCTCGCCCACGCCGGACAACAAGTTCCTGTTCCCCCTGGTCATCCCGCCCGAGGCGTACGAGCTGGGCGAACCGTTCGCGGCCGAAGTGACCCCCACCCAGGCGGGCGGGCTGTTCGTCGAGGAGAACGGGATCATCCAGCGGAACATCCGATTAGAAGGGACCACCGGGTTCAAGCCGCGGAAGATGCGCGGCCGGACGAGCCAGCTGCTCGCCACGTCGCCGGACGTCCGCTCGTACACGCGCTCGCTACCCCCATTCACGTGGGACGACCTGTCGGGGCATTCGCATTTCATGTACCTCCAGGACGCGGTGTTCCGCACGTACGCCGACCTGAAGCGCGACCCCGCGACGGCCGACGGGACCAAGCTCTATTTCCACGTCCCGAAGGACGACGAGCACTGGCGGGTGATCCCCCAAAAGTTCGACCTGAAGCGGGGTAAGGGCGAGCGCACGATGTACCGGTACTCGATCGAGCTGCTGGTCGTCGACAAGGCGCACACGCTCGAAAACACGTTCTCCGAAGAGGTCGGTTTGTTCGGCGCGATCAAGAATCTGCTGCGCGCGGTCCAGGCGGCCATCGACCTGGTGAGCGGGGCCATCCAGGATCTCACCGCGCTCATCGATGAGATCAAGCGGTTCGTGAAAAACATCGCGACCATTCTGGACACGATCGCCGGTGTGATCGACGCGGCCACCAATTTCGTCGCCGGATTGACCGAGCTGATCGAATCCCCGTACGCCGTGATCGAGGGCTTGATCGGCCAGGTCGAGGCTGCCCAGGAGCTGGTGGCCGCGGCCGAGGAGCTGGGGGACGTGCAGTTTTCGGCCACCGTGTCGAACAAGCTGCGCCAGCTTGTAGACGGGTTGGAGATACTGGGCGTGCATCCGGAGGCGTTCCTGTTGGCCACCCAGGCGGCCATTCGCGGGACGGCCAATGAGAGCCAGTTATCGCAATCGGTGAACCAGACGACGTTGGACCAGGCGGCGGCCGGCACGTCGCCCACGACGTTCGCGCAGACGGACGCGCTGGGCACGGCGTTGACGCCCGGAGATGTCCAGAGCGCCAAGGCCAACTTGTCGACATCGGGGACTGCCCGGGCGTACACGGGGCTGCGCGCGGTCGTCATCGCCCGCGGGGACACGTTGTCCAACCTGGCCGCCCGGTATCTGCGGGACGCGCGCCGCTGGCAGGAGATCGCGGTCGTCAACGGGCTCAAACCACCGTACCTGCCCGGCCAAGAGGACGCACCGATTGGGGTGGCCACGCTCGGCGGGGATCAGATGCTCCGCGTGGGCGAGCAGATCATGGTCCCCACGTTCGGTCGGCCGACCATGCAGCAGACGGCCGTGGCCGTGCTGGGCGCGCGCCCGGATGACCCGGTGGAGACCCGGCTGCTCGGCCGTGATCTGAAATTGGTAGTCGTCGGCGGCCGGCCTGGCGCGGACCTGCTGGATCTGGAGATCGACCGGGACCGTGGGAGCGTCGGGCCGGTGGTACTCTCCGGCCTGGACTGCCTGGCCCAGGACCTGCGGACGCGCATGACCACCGATCGCGGGAGTGACATCCTCTACAAGGGGCTGGGCATGGAGCGCGTGATCGGGCTCGCCGGTGATCTGGCGACCCTGGAGATCGCGAAGTTCCGGGCGGGCCAGGCGATCACGCAGGACCCGCGGGTTGCGTCTATCCGGACGTTGAATTTCTCGGTCGATCAGGACATCGTGAACGTCGATGGCCGCGTGGAAGTCCGGGGGCTGGACGAGCCGCTGGCGATCCAGGTGGCCGCGTAGGAGTGGACGATGCCCCGGTTCGTGGCCAAAAAGTACGAGCAGATTCTGGCGCAGATGCTCGCTAAAGTGGTGACCCGCGCCGGTCTGACGGACATCACCGACGCCTCGCCGTTCAAGCACATCTTGGCCGCGGCGGCCCGGCAGGATGACGAGCAGTATTACCAGATGGTGTTGCTCCTCCGCTTGTTCAGCATCGACTCGGCAACCGGTGAAGACCTGGACGCGCGAGCGGCGGAGATCCAGCCGGCGGTGATTACGCGCGGGCAGGCCGCGAACGCGACGACCACGGTCGTGTTCAGCCGACCGGGTACGACGGGCACGATCACGATCCCGGCGAACAGCAAAGTGCGGACCGCCGGGGGCAGCGTGTTCGCCACGACCGCAGTGGGCACGATCACGCCGACGAGTGCAGAGCAGATCACCGGCCACGGGATCGGCCGGGACAGTAACGCGGTGACCGTCATCGCCGTCGTCGCCGGCGCAGCCGGCAACGTCGCGGCCGACACAATCACCATGTTCGAGGCCAAACCGGCGGGTGTGAACGAGGTGACCAACCTGGCGGGCGCCATCGGCGGGGCTGACCAGGAGACCGATGACTCGTTCCGTGCGCGGCTCAAGGCGTACATCCGGGGGCTCGCCCGGTGCACACCCGAAGCGCTGGAGACGAACACGCTGGGCGCAGCCCTGTCGACCGGGCAGACCGTGCGGTTCGCCAAGACGTGGGAGGACCCGGTGAACCGGGGGAACGTCTGGCTCTACATCGACGATGGGACGGGCCAGGCGGAGACGACGGAGACGGTGACCGGCGAGAACGTGACCGAAGGGCTGAGCGGCCCGCCGGCGGACAGCGCGGTCGGTGGGGAGACCCGGTTGTGGTTGAACCACAATGCGGTGCGCGCGGCATCGGCGTTCGTGCTGGTGAGTAGTGTTCGCGGCGCGCTCGTCCAGGGCGTGGACTACGATCTGGTGGCCCCGTGGGGGCTGCTCCTATTCGATCCTGCGCTGGTCACCGGCGAGGTCATCACCGCCACGTACGTCCGGTACACCGGGTTGATCGAGCTGGTCCAGAAAATAGTGGACGGTGACCCGGCGGACCGTCAGAATTATCCGGGACTCCGCGCGGCCGGTGTGCTCGTCCGGGTGAACGTCCCGCAGGTGCTCATCCAGAACGTGTTGCTCACGCTGACCGTCAGCGACGGGTACGACAACACGAGTGTCGGGACGGCGGTGAAGCAGGCGGTCATGGACTACATCAATGGTCTGGGCATCAGCGGGGACGTCGTGCGCAACGCGCTGATCGAGCGGATCATGAGCGTGGCCGGCGTCTACAACTGCATGCTCGTCACGCCCGCGGCGGACGTGACTTTGCTCGACGACCAGCTCGCACGCACGACCGACGCGAACATCGTGATCAGTTGAGGAGCGTATGGCGTTCACTTTGACATCGATGACCCCACCGACCGCCCCGGTTTCGGGCGGGACTAAGCTGACGATCGTCGGCGACTTCGCGGCCGAGCGGGCCACCGAGTTCTATGTGCACGTCGGGGACACGGGGACTGCGGCGGACCCGCGCTGTTACGCGGGGCGCGGGCAGGGGCAGCGGGTGCGCCCCGCGTCGAACACGCTCATGTTCGCCTGGCTGCCGACGCTCCCGCGGTCGGGCGACCCGTTCACCCTGCTCGTTCGTCGGGTGGACAATCTGGAATCGCACACGCTGGTCGAGGTGATCTCTACGATTGCTGACCAGCACGGGACGGCCACGTTTTCGCTGCGCAACACGCTGCCCCCTAACCTGCGGGTCGGGCCGCGCAGCCCGCCGCTGTTGCCCGCGGTGATCCCATGAGCGTCGGGTTGCTGGAAGCGCTGTTCGGCGCGATCGGCGAGAGCGACAACGAGATCGGCGGCATCCGTCTGACGCGCACGACCGCCGCCACGTCGTTCATCGGCCAGACGACGCTGGCGGTCGAGAACATGCTGGACTGGCCGGCCGCGGGCACAGTGCTCATCGACGGCGTGGCTTACACTTACGGTAGCCGGACGGACACGTTGCTCATCGACCTGGCCCACGAGTACGCCGGGGCCGTCGTGGCCGGGACCGCGCGCGACCACGCAGTGGCGTCAGTCGTCGCGGACGTCAGCCGCGCGGTTAGCGGGATCGACCTGGCGCGGCGGGCCATGCTGGTAGATTTCGCGGATGGCGAGGACCTGAACGCGCTGGCCCGCAATCTGGGGGTCATGCGCTATCCGTTCCTGAACAGCGATGACCAATTCCGGGAGATCGTCAAAGCCATCGCCTACACCCCGCGGGGCACGACCTATTCGCTGGAGCTGGCGCTGGACGCGCTGGTCGGGCCCGGGAATTACGAGATCATTGAGGACCCCGTTTACAGCCCGTGCACGGTGTTCGTGCGGCTGCTGAACGCGCTCGCGATCAGCGATGTGGCGATCGGCAAATACTACATCTCCGGGGTAGAGAATAGACTGTCGCTGTCGCAGTCGACCGTGGACCTGGGGACGGAACCGCTGCGCGTCGGTGGTGTGACGCTCGCGCCCGAAGGGTTCGTCACGGAGTGCCGGAATCAGCGGCCCACGGCGCACATCATCCCTGAATACGAGGGAGATCCCGGCACGACGTTGTGGGCGTACTCAGGCGTCAGCGAGACGGCTGACGTGGTGGTCAGTCCGAATTATTGCATCATGCAGGCAAGCACTGGGTTCGGGCTGATGCTATATTCCCACACCCCGCGAATCACCAGTCAGTCATCCTGGTACGTGGAATGGTTGATCGCTATCCAATCTCTGCCTGTAGCCGCCGGTACGACCGGACAATACGTAAGTCTATTTGTGGACGACGGCGCGTCGTTTCTTGGGTTTGGTGCGTTTTATATAAGTCCTGGTATTTATGTTGTGGTTATGATCGACGCGGGTGGCGCCCAAGTTGGGACGGGTTACGCCGGTCCTTTCGTGTTCGGTGATTGGCATTCATTCGCGCTGAAGCATGGGCCGGGGAAACCTGCGGAGTTGTGGGTTGACGGCGTGTTGGCCATCAGTTTGGATCCATCGTCTTTCCCAACCGGATCTGGCGTGAACCTATCGTTCGGTAATTTCGTGGTCGGGGCGGGCACGCCGATCATCCGGATGAAGCACGTCACCTGGGCGGCCACGGACCCGTCGGAATATTGGCACCTACCGATCGCGGGTCAGACGGCGGTGGCCCAGCCCACTCGATTCGCCGCGATCTCCCCGGCCACCCCGTTTGTTGCTGGGGACGTGGGCAAGGCATTCCAGATTGAAGGTGGCACGTCGATTAACCCGCAAGGCGGGTCGATCAAAGGTCGGTACATCGTGGACGCCGTGATTTCGACGAGCGTGATCAGCGTACGCGGCGCCGCCGGCAGCACGGGCGTCGTGGATTCTACGAACCCCACGCGCGTGGTCGTCGAGGGGGACCAGACATTCCGCTATCCGGAAGACCTGGGGAAGACGATCACGATCGCGGGCAGCACGCTCGGCAACGACGGCACGTACGTGATCACCAAGTTGATCGAGCTGGGGACGCTCGTCGATTTCGCATCCTACCAAACGCCGGGCGTCACCGGTTGGACCAGCATCTGCGAGTGCGCGAGTGCGGCGTTCACGTCGGAGACGGATCTGGACTGGTCGATCTTGCCGGTGTTCACCAACGACCTACCGGCCATCGCGGGCCTGAGTGACAAGGGCACGGTCGCGGGATCGACCGCGACGCTAGCACGCGATCTGCCTGGGGCGACCCTGGTGGTGGCCGTGCGGGCCAGCCGGGTGGTCACCGGGCAGCTGCTGCGCGATGCGATGGTCCAGAATTACAAGACCAATGACTCGCCGCTGCGCTACCTGTACTACCCAATCTACCTGAGCGACCCCATGGGGTTCATCCGCCAGTACCTGAATCAATTGACCGCGGCCGGGGTGATCCCCGAGTTCATCGCCGAGTAGGAGTGCCCGATGTCACCTGCGATTCTCCGCACCCAAAGCAATGAGCGGCTGGACCTGACCGACTTCCAGTACCTGGCCGAGGACCTGGTGGACGCGGCACAGCGGCAACCCGGCCAGTCGTGGATGACGGCGGCGGCGCAGCGCACGTGGATCATGAACGGGTTCGCCACGACCAACCCGTCGGGGACCGTCGTGTCGGTGGCCCGCGGGGTCGCGCTGCTCGCGCGGCGAGACGGGGGGGACGTCCTGTACGGTGTGGTCGCCGCCGAGGGCGATGCCTCGCGCGCGGTCGACCTGAACGCGTACGCGGACGGCACGTACCAGGTGTACGTGCGCTTCGAGTACGTGGACAGCGCGCTCCAGAGCCGGATTTTCTGGAACCCATCGGGTACGGGCAGTGAGTTCGCCCAAACGATGAACACCCGGTATGCCGCGGAATGGAGCATGCGGGTCGAGGCCGGATCTCCGGGCGCCGAATGGACACGCATCGCCCAGGTGGTGAAGAGCGGCGGCGGGCTCGTCCTGACCGACCTGCGCCAGTTCTACTTCGAGGGCGCGGTCGCCGGTGCGTACCCGCTGGACTGGGGCGCGGGCACAAACGACCGGAGCGATAATCGGGCGGCCTACGGCGTGGGCGACCTGCGTACCTGGTCGTCGGCCGTGCGCACCCGGTTGACCGAGCTGGGTGGCCAGCAATGGTGGAAACAGAATCTGGACGGCACGGGCGTGATCGCCAAGGCGGACGAAGCCGACTTCTTTGTCAACGGTGGACACGTGTCCGGCTACGCGGCGACCAACCCGGCGGGCCTGACCATCCGGGTGACCAGCGGCGTCGCCTACGTGACCGGTCGCCGGATCGCGATCAGCAACGCCACGCCCCTCGGGTACATCGACCTGACCCAACCGGCGGCGGCCACGCGCTACGTCGAGCTGCTGAACACGGGTGTGCTCCAACTGTCGGCCGCACCGACCGGGCTGACCCTCTGGCAGATCGTGTCCGCGGGCGGGGTGGTCACGCAGGTCAATGATTTCCGGGGTAGGGTGCCCCGGAGGTACAACGGCCAGCTCGTGCTCCAGAACGCGCAGTCGTTGGCGTGGATGAACAGTTCCGACGCGACGGACGGTGAACTGTATCTGGACGCGTCGAACGCCCTGATACAGAATATGGGTAACGGCGGTGACATGCAGTGGTGGACGAACAACCACGGCAACCGCATCATGGGTCTCACGGGTTCAGACGCGGGGAACACCCAGCTGGATCTCGTGAGCCCGGTCGCCGTGATTCTCCATTTCGGGGAAACGTCGGTGGCCGACTGGTACACGATGATGGACGGCGGGACCCTGCTGTGGCGCAAAGGCTCCACGGCCGCGACTGACAACGTGATGGCCCTGTTCACCGGCGGCGCGTCACCTGACACGGCCACGACGTGGCAACTGTACTCCGACCTGCCCAGCGGTGGCGGGACCAACGATTGGTTCGGCCGGATGTTCGCTAACGCGTCCGGCGAAGCGCACATGCAGCTCAAAAACTCGTACACCGGGTTCGATCCCATCTACCGCGCGGTCGTGCGGGACACCGCCAACTATTGGGAGTGGCGGGTGGACACGAGTGACGACGACGCGCTGAATTGGCGGACGTCCGGCGGTACTTGGTTGTACGGCGCGCACGGGACGGGCAACCTCGGGATCAGGCGGCTGGTGGTCGGCAATGTGAGTAACGGGGCGACCACCGGTATCGACTATCTGCTGACCGACTCCGATCTTCAATTCTGCGTCCAGACCAGCGCGGACAGCGCGGACCCGATGGTTCGGTTCATTCGCAGTACTGACCCGGACAACTCGGGTTCGATTGATTTCGTGGTCAGCAACACGGCGCAGAACAGGATCATGAGCCGGGCGAAGGCGCTCTACACGGGGACGATCGCGGCGGTCCACTGGTACCTGTTGACCGCCAACACCGAGCGGCTGCGGGTGGACAGCACGGGGCATTTGTATACGAACGCCCACGCCGCATCCGCAGGTGGTCATTTGGAAGTGGGCGGTCTGCTCTTGGAGGGGGCAACCACGGGCAATGAGGCGATGCTGATGCTCACCGACAGCGCTGGCGTTGCGCACGGCATGACCACGTATGCTGACACCGATTGCTACCTAGATTTATCCGCGCATGGCGCTAGCGCTGGTGGTGCGCGTCTACGCGGATTCGGCGAGGGTGCCCGCGGTACCCAGATCGAGGGCTACGCGACAACCAGCGACACCACGACGTCTTCGACGGACGCGGCGATTCGGTTGGTGGTCGGGAAGAAAAGTGGCACGAGTGCCACCGCGTTCGCGGCGGCGGACAATATTTTCATGGTCTCCAATTTGACCACTTCTGAATTTGTGGTCAAAGGAGACGGCACCACTTACGTGCAGACCAATGGCACGGGCGGCGCGGTCAGCACGTTCGACGATCAGCAGGATGCGCTCGCATGCCACGACCTGGCGTACGCGATGGCCGGCCGCTGGAACGACGTGTGGGCGTACGGGGCGGAGCGGCTGCAAAAAATGGGCGTCATGGACGGCACATTCCTGAACCTCCAGAACGGCCTGGCCATGGGGCTCAGCGGAGTGAGCGAGATGTTCCAGGTGCTCGACTGGGTGTTGCGCAACAAGCTCGGCCTGAGCTATGAAGAGATCCGGCAACAGGTACGCGCCACCGCGTGAGGAGAATCCGATGGCCCTGCAACTGACGGTCCCGATCGACGTGGGCGACCTGGACAGCAACGACTACACGCACGTGCGGATCATCCGGTTTGCGTTGGACGTGATGGCCAGGACGATCCAGTTCCAGACGGTCGAGGGGTACATCCAGAACGGCCAGTTCGTGCGCGGGCGGCACGGTCGCGAGCGCGGATGGGAGATCCAGGACATCCCGGTGCAGGGCGTGGAGGGCGAGCCCGGGTACGTCGCGGCCGACCCCGCGTTCACCATCCTGGCGGGCACGCAGGGGGAGGACGGGCAACGGCTGTACGACGGGGTGGCGAACACGTTGTACCAGTGGCTCATCGACCACGGCCACTACGCGGGGATCATCACTTAGCCCCGCACAGGGCGGGGCATCACGGGAGGGAACATCATGGGCAAAACAAAGATCAAAAGTCGGGAACCCATCGTCCGCCCGGTGGCGGCGGTTCCACCGGTCGCCGCGCCCGCGGCGCAGCTGACGCTGACGAAGGTGCAGAAGGAGCGACTGCGCGAGCTGACGAGCCCGGGGGCGAAGATCGACAACCCGTACGCCCGGTCGATCGTCAACGACCTGCGGCAGACGATCGCCGACCACGCGCGGGCCGTCCAGTATCTACAACAGCTGGAGCAATCGGCGGCGGGCGCGCGTGACCGGATCACCAAACTGGAGGGGCAGATCGATGGATTTGCCACCGCCATCACCCGATGGGAGGACCACCATGGCCGACAACAGCAACCCGACCCCGGACAGCCCAGCGAATCCCAACCCCCCAGCCAGCCCGGAGGCTAAGCCGTCGCTGCTCTGGCGGTTCCTCGGCGCGCTGTTCATGGAAGACAAGGGCGGGGTCCAGGCGGTGAGCCTGCATCGCGTGTTCACCCTGGCGCTCGGCTGCATGGCCGTCGGCTGGTGGGCGATCACGCCCGACCGGAAGATGCCCGAAGAAGCGCTGTATACGTTCTGGGCGCTCCTGGGCATCACCGGCGGGACCAAGTTGGTCACCGCGTACAAGAACGGGGCCGAGCAATGACCGCGTTGCTGCTCGTCCGCCGCTACTGGTACATCCCGGTCCTGGCCATCGTGGCCGGGCTCGCCTGGGTGTTCCTGCGTCGCCGCCCGCCCGTCGAGGTCATCCAGACCGAGCTGGCGGTCGTGCGCGCGGGCGTCGCCGCCCAGACCGCAGTGGCCGAGCACGGGGCAGCCCAGGCAACGACGCTGATCCGCGAGAAGTACGCGGCGAAGATGGAGGCGCTGGATGCGCAGCAACGTGCCGACGTGGCTGACCTGGAGTCCGATCCTGTGGCTCTGGCTCGTCTGCTCGAACGGCTCAGCCGCTGAACCGACCTTGCCGGCCAGCTGCGACCCGGCCGACCCCAAGAGCTGTGTGCAGCCGTTGCTGGAGGGCGAGCGCGCGCCGTTCACCGGCCAGCTGCTGACCGGCCGGCGGGCCGCCCTGCTGGCCGTCCGGGCCGACCAGGCGGACGAGAGGACGCAGTTGAAGCTCGCGGAGGCGGAGGCGCTGTGGCAAGTCAAGCTCGACCTGGCGGCCACGAAGCACCAGATCCAGCTGGACGGTGCCCGAACGGAGGCCCGGCTGTGGCAACAGAACGCGGAGCAACAGATCCCCCCTTGGTATGCCCACCCAGCGTTCGTAGCCACGGTTGCCGGCGTCGTCGGCCTGGTGGTAGGGGTGTTGTCTACCCGGCTGGCGATCGAGGCTCTGCGGGCATCCTAGTGCGTTCTGGGGCCACCCCCGACCTTACATCCAATCTTACGCGCGTTAGATTGCGACAGATTCGCGACATGAATTGCGACATCCGCGAATCAAATAAAATAACCGAGTATCGGCCTGGGGTTACAACTATTTGGGGCACCCCTGTCACGATCGAGTCACATGGATCGTTAGAATGGGCATGAGATTAAATTCTCTACAGCCGAACCCCATACCTCTTCCCCCATACCGCCCTACACCAAAGGCGCAGGGGGCGGCAGTGTAATAAGCCCTTAGTCTATCCTCTTATTCCCTTACGGGAATAAGAGGGCGTCGACGCCCCTATATGGGAGGTAAGCAAGATGTTGAACCTGGAGGTCGGCAACACATGGGCCCAAATCCTCTGGGGAGACCCTGAGCTATTGGCCATGCTCAGCCATGAATTACAGTACCCCACGGACATGGCAGACCTATTGACCAAGGGATGGGTAGACCCGGAGACCATGAGCCCTGGGTGGGATGGATGGGTCAGGCTCCTCCGCCAGCCGAAGACGAAGCTCTGGTACTTCCCCAGCGGGCTGGTCGACCTGGTGACCAGGCTGGCGAACAAGTGGGGCCACCAGGTGGACGTGAAGGACACGCGGGTTCGCCCCTTGGAGGGCATGCCCGACCTGGCAGCGGGGAAAATCGAATTACGCGACTACCAGGTGGCGGCGGTCAAGCGGGGGGTCGAGGTTGGGCGTGGGGTTCTGGACATGCCACCCCGGTCGGGCAAAACCAGGACGATGGTCGAGTTGCATCGCCAGATCAGCCTGCCGACCATCTGGATTGCCCCGACTGACCGGATTGTCGTGCAGACCCAGCAGGTGATCGAGGAGTTCTACGGCCCCAACTACAGCATGCACCTGGTGGGCCAGCGGGAAGAGTCGAAGGCGGCGCGGATGCCCGTGGTGGTCGCGACCGCGGCGACCGCTTCGCTGCTCAGCCCCGAGTTCTACCAGACGCGCCAGATGCTGTGCGTGGACGAGTGGCACCATAGCGCAGCCAAGACGTACCGGGACATTTTCAAGCTGTGCGATCACATTTTCTATCGGTTCGGCATGACCGGCACCCACTTCAGGAGCGGCACGGACGACCTGGAAATGTGGGGCCTGCTGTCGAACACAATCTACCAGGTGTCGAGCGCGGAGCTGCTGCGCCGCGGGTACTTGGTGCCTACCAAGATCGTGTTCGTGCCCGTGCAGTCGAAAAAGTTGCGCGGCGTGCCCAAGGGGTACATCACTGGGCACGGCAAGTTCGGGATTCATGAGCACGAGGAGCGCAACCAGCTGGTCGCCCAGGCGGCCTGGACGTTGGCGGAGTTGGGGCGGCGGGTGCTCATCTTGGTCGGGACGAAGGCGCAGGGGTACAAGATCCGCTCGTTCATGCGTCTGCTGTTCCCGGCCCAGCGTGGCACCCAGTTTGAGCCCGTGGAGTTCGTGAGCACGGACATGGACCGGCCGAAGCAGGGGAAGATTCTGAGCGCATTCCTGACCAGCGACGAGGTGCGCGTGCTCATCGGGACCAGCCTGCTCGGCGAGGGCGTGGACCTGCCGGCCGCGGACGCGCTCATCTACGCGCGGGGCGAGTCCGCCGAGGTTTCGCTGGTCCAGAACGCGTACCGGGTGGGCACGGCCGTGCCGGGCAAGCGCTCGGCCATCATCGTCGACTTCGCGGACCGGCATCACCGGAAGCTCATGCTGCACAGCCACGAGCGGTTGAACACGTACCTGGATGAGCCGACGTTCTCGGTCGACGTGCTCCAGGCGGGCCAGCAGTTTGGGGAATGGGCGCGCACGGTGTGCGCAAAACCAATAGGAGAAGCACATGCGGTCGACGGTGGGGATCACGGAAGTAACGGTGGATGAGCTGGATCGGCAATTCGTGGAGTTGGATATTCGTCTGCACCTAGTGCCGTGGGAGAATCGGGTGGCCTTCTGCCTGGTCGGCCGGCCGATCAATTCGCAGGAGCGCGCGATGGTCACGGACCTTCAGTTTGAGAATATCAAGGAGGGCCAGGAGCTGCGGCCGACGTTCAAGCTGCGGAAGGATCAGCTTCAGTCGCTGATGGACGAGCTGTACCGGGTGGGCGTGCGGCCGACCGAGCACGGGACGGCCGGTGAGCTGGCCGCGACAAAGGCGCACCTGCGGGACATGCGGGTGCTCGTTGCTCAGGTGTTGGGTACGCCGGAGCTGGTTTCCCGGTGAGTGGGGACTATTTCCGCGTTTGGCCGCGGGTTCGCCACTACCGCAATGGCGGCAGACCCGCCATTGCTAAATTGGATGTTCCGTTCTACCCGGGCTACGCACCCGGCGGGAACGGTGATGTCCCCGAGGAAAAAACCCATGGGGTTACACCCGGGCAGGATTGCCGGGCCCACAACCCATTCACCGATGGTCCCCTTGTTCGATATTCCGAAAAAGGTAGTCATGGTGCACCTCCTGTTGGGGATGACGGGGGGCAGTGCCATTTTATGACGGGGTGGTCACGCTGAGCGTGTCTGGACCGTTAAAGTAGTTGACGGGCTGCCCGGCGGCTCGTAGGATCGCAGGGCTGAAAGAACAGGCGCGGCGTGGCCACCAGTCCCCGGCCACGTCGCGCCCTTGGTTTCCCGGAGGGTATCCAATGGAAGTGCGGGTGTCGGAAGTGCGTGACATGACGCTGGAGGAGCAGGCGGCGGCCGTGCGTCGGGTGAGCCTGGCGAGCGCGGACAAGCTGAAGCAGTGGCTGGCGTCGTCCGCCCGCCGGTGGCTCGTGTTCAATGCGATCGACTTGGTGGACGCGCTGCCTTGGCCGGCGGGCCATGAGGCGTTGCAGCAGTTGGTGGCCGCGTACGGCGGCCACCGGGCTACCATGGAGACCGGGCGGGTTGACGCAACGCTGACGCCGCCCCAACCGATATACAAGGGCGAGCAATTGGAAGTCGAGGAGCTGGATCGGGCGATCAGGTACCTGGTGGGCCAGATTACCGACAGGGATCCCTCGTGGCGACTGACCAACCCAGCGTTGTAGCCGACGAGCGCAGCGCGTTCATGAAGGACGTGCGCAAGCGTGGGCCCGAGGCGGTCACGTGGGACCAGCTGAAGGGCCAGCCCGTGCAGGTCTGGATGCTCGGCGGGGGTGATAATGTGGCCGGTCGGTTGGTCTGGGTCGATCGATTCAGCATCGGCGTCGAGCAGACGCGCCCGATCGCAGTGGGGGGCACGGGCTGCGGGGCATCAGCCACTGCTAAGATCAAGCAGATTCTGATAATCCACAAGGGCCCGGGGCTCGTCGTCTGCCCCGACCCAACAGCCAAACCAAGCGAAGGGTGAGCCCCATGCCGGACGTGCACGGTGAGCTGTTGGAACACTACAACTACTACCGTGCACACACCCAGCAGTTCCGGCAGCGGTGCACCCGGTGGTTGAAGTCCACGCCGGTACGAAAAGAACAGTTGCACCAGCTGCTCCAGTGGTGCGCCGCCCGTCAGCTCGATCCCCACCGATTCATCTACTCGCAGTTTGTCGGCCGCCAATGGGTATTCGCCCCGCCGCTTCATCAGCTGGTCCCCAAGTCGAAGCAGGCCGAGCGCAAGGCGCTCGCACGGTACGAGCAGCTGCGCGAGACCCCGATGTTCCAGCGGGTGGTCGCCGCGCAAGTACAGCAGGCGCGGACGGCCAGGACGGGACGGCCGCATGTGTGGGATCCAAACAAGGATCTGTCGCACGCGAGCGAGGCGTTGAAGCGCCGGTATCTGGAAACCGCGCAATTCCGGCGGTGCATCGCCGAGACGCCGACCCACACGTACGGGTACCACCCGCGGTCGACCGTGTGCGCGCGCTGTCCGGTCGCCCACGAGTGCGCGGTCCGGTTGCAGGCGTCGGTTACGTTCGACATCTTGGCCCTTCGCCGCGGACAAACCACCGCGGCGACGGTGCCGGGGGGACAATATGGATCAGCCGCAACAGCCAAGACTGCCGTTTGACCTGGAGTTCCAGAAACGGCTCCTGCGCATCCTGACCGAGGATGACGGGATCGCCCAGTTCCTGGACCCGTACCTACGGCCCGAGTATTTCGAGCACGAGGCGCTGAGCTGGGTGCTCCAGCAGTGCCAGCAGCACCGCCAGCGCTATTCGGGTTATCCGTCGTTGCCGACGGTCCGCCAGTACCTGCGGGGCGTGGACGTGCGGATGCGCCCGCTTTACGAGGCGATGGTCGACCAGATTGGCCAGGCGGACCTGACGGATCGCGAGTGGCTTCAGGACGCGACGGTCGATTTCGTGCGCCGCCAGATATTCGTCCGTACCTTCCACGAGACGCGCCAGCTCTACAACACGGGCCGCGTGGATGAGGCGTACGACACGATGATGCAGCGGATGGAGGAGTTGACGCGCGTGCGCTGGGCGCCCGTCGATCGCAGCTGGTACTTCGAGGAGTTGCCCGCGCGGCAGAACCGGCGGATGAACCAGCAGGGGTGGGAGGCGGCGGTCAGCACGGGCTTGCCCTGGCTGGATAAAATCATGGACGGCGGGCCCAGTCTGGGCCAACTGCTCATCTGGATCGGCTATCCGAAGACGGGCAAGAGCGCGATGCTCGTCCACCATGGCGCCGCCTCCGCGTTGGCACGCCGGCGGACCGCCCATTTCGTGTTCGAGGGCAGTCGTCAGCAGGTGGAGTGCCGGTACGACGCGCTGTTTCTGGACGAGTGGTACACGCAGGTGAAGCACGGGGACGTGGACGCCGCGAAGTACGCGCAGACGTGGGCGCGGTTCCAGGACCTGAAGGGCCACCTGGTGATCCGCGGGTTCGTCGATCGGTGGGACTACACGGTGATCGACATCGACCAGGAGCTGAAGGAGCTGGAGCGGGCGCACGGGTGGAAGGCCGAGCACGTGGTCGTCGACTACGTGGACCTGCTGGGCGGTCGGGCTGGCCGGTACAACAGCGAGACGGAGAAGCAAAGGGCGGCCTGTCGCGACCTGAAGAGCCTGGCCAACCGTGGGTACGTGGTGACGACCGCCAGCCAGGCGCAGCGGCCGGACAAGGGCTCCGAGGACCGGGCGCATTGGATTTACAGCAGTCAGATCGCCGACTGCTACGACAAGGTGCGCGTGGCCGACATGGTGGGCTCGGTCAACGCGACGGTGCTGGAGCGGGCGAATAATCTGATGCGCGTGATGGTCGAGCTGTACCGGGACGCGGAGGCGGGGTTCAAGACGCTCCTGTGGTGCGAGTTCGCGAAGATGAAGATCGAACAGCGGGACGGCCTGACCAGCCCGAGCATGCCCGACCTGGACGCGCCGCCGGCGCTGGGCTACGGGGGTGCACCCCAGTCAGCCTATCCCGGGGCGCCCCAGCAGCAGAGGGCCTTCTGATGGGTCTGAGCACGCTACAGCTGGCGATCGAGCAGTTCGATCTGGTCCAGTACGTGATGGACCACGGGGCGCGCGAGATCCAGTTGGGCGAGTGGGCGCTGCGGTGTCCGTTGTGCGGGAAGGACGAGAAGCTGATCGTGAACATCGAGCGCCGGCAGTGGCACTGCTGGGTGTGCGAGCGGTTCGTCACGGTCACGACCCCGTTTGGCCCGCGCAAGCGCGCGGTCGCCGGGGCGGGTGGGCTCGTCGACTTGGTGGCCGTTCTGGACGGGGTGCCGCGGGACAAGGCGGTGGACCAGGTGATCGCGGCGGGCCGGCACATTCCGCATGAGCTGGGCGTGCTGCCCGAGCGGTTAGTCGCGGACCGGTCGGCCGCGGGGGTGGCCCGCCTGGCCGCGCCCATCCCCTACCCGCCGGGCGCCCAGCCGATCGCACGGTACGAGGATTGGCCCTACCTCCAGGCGCGGGGTATTACGCCCGAGGATGTGCGGCAATTCCGCCTGTTCGTGTGCACGACCGGCCGGTATGCCCATCGGCTGGTCTTCCCCGTCTTCGACCACGACCAGCTCATCTACTATCAGGCGCGGGCCATGTGGGCGGCCCAGCCGGGCGAGCGGTATATCAAAACGCTTAATCCGCCGGATGATGGGGTGTCCGTGCGGTCGAGTGATGTGCTGATGAATCTGGACGTGGCCAAGCTCTATTCGCGGGTGGCCATCGTCGAGGGGCCGGTGGATTGCGTGCACGCGGGTGCCAGCGCGGTCTGTTCGTTCGGGAAGAAGATCAGCGACGCGCAGATCGCGTTGCTGGTGCGGGCGGGCGTGCGCGCGGTGGACCTGATGTGGGACGCCGACGCGTGGGAGGATATTCTGCTGGCCGCCCCGCGGTTGGTCTCGCTGTTCGACGTGCGGTTGGTTCGCCTGCCCGGGGGTGACCCGGGGGAGCGCAGTCGTGCGGAGTTGGATTGGTGGCGTGCGCGGGCCATGCCGTGCGGCACGCCGGTTCACTACGTAGGAGCTGTTTGATGTCCAGAATCAAGACGACGGTGACGCTGCCCCGGGCCATGTTGATCGGCGCAGACGAGGTTGGGCGGCGGATGGGCCTGACCCGCAACGGGTTCATCGCCGCGGCGGTGGCCATGGAGTCCATTCGGTGGTCCCGGCTGTTCGCGGATGTGCCGAAAAAACGACGTCAGTTGCTGGACGAGTTAGAGCATGAGTTCCAGATTCTACTGGCGGATGCGAAGAGGGGCGTGTGAATACCGCACATTCAAATGGGTTTCCGATAATGTTAATTTCTGGAAGATTTCTATTGCGCTTTACGGTGGAATGCCGTACAATAGGAAATCATGGTGGCTAACCGGCCACCGCGGAGGGGACGACCATGGAATACGGACAGGCGGTGAGTCAAATTACGAAATCAATCAGCCGAGACCCGCGGGAGGTTGACCGGCACGGCCGCAGCCGGGACGATTACCGGCAGGAGCTGCACCTGCGCGCGATGGCGGTCGAGCGTCGGTTCTCCCCGGAGAAGCCGCCGCGGCTGTACGTGATGAAGAGTTTGTGGAACGCGGCGGCGCAGATCGAGCGCGACCGCTGGAGGCTGGATTGCCGGTACGTCGACCTGATGGACGTGCCGGAGGAAACGTACCAAGAGGACGCGCGGCTCCAGGCGCGCGAGGCCCTGCGCGTGTTGATCGAGCGCCTGGGTGGTCCGGACGCCACGCTGTTCGCCCGGCTGGTCGAGGCGGACGGCCAAGCGAGCGAGGTTTACGATGCCGAGCAGGACGGAGCGCGCGAGGCGTTCCGTCAACGGCTGTGCCGGCTGCGTCAGCGAATGCGCAGCCTTGTGGGAGGTATCCGATGACCGACTACCGGGCGATCAAGCGGGGCGGGCAGTGGTGGATCGGGCAACACGCCCAGCCCAACTGTTTCGGCCAGTTCTACGAGGGCGGTCTGCCGGGCGAGGGGGGCGCCGATTGCCGGTCCTGCATATTCGGCGCGCTCTGCCTGGCGCATTTCCTTGAAGTGACGTTGCCCGCGGCGGAGGAGCGGCTGGGTCGGAAGAAGCCGGCGACCGCGGAGATGCTGGCCAAGGATCTCGGGTTGGCCGTCGAGTCCATTGTGTACGCCCAAAAGGAGCGCGAGCGTCGGGTGCCGGCCCGCCCTACCATGGCCGGGTCTGCCGATGCTGCGGCGGATCCGGCACCGAAATCGTGGGGAGCAAGCGGAAAAGTTGCGGGCGCTGCGGTGGAACGGGCGCCGAGGCTTGGGCTGGAGTGGAAGGCTCGGTACGACGAGAAGCGTTGGCGCAGGGAGCGGGAGCGGAGCCCGGAGATCGCGGCGCTGACGCCCGGCCGGCTCCTCCGGGTGAGCCATCACGATCAGTGGTACGAGTGCAAGGTGATGAAGCGCGGGTACGTGTTCCAGAATCGTCTGTACCCGACGCTCTACGCGGTGACCAAGGCGGCGGTGGGGGTGCGGGAAGTCCCGCGCCAGCTGAAGCACGGCCACCGGCCGGAGGGCGTCCGGTACCTGAGCCCGTACAGTGCGGCCAAGTTCTGGAAGCTCGGGCGGTACGAGAACAAGCGGCTGCCCAAGAAGAGCAGGACAGCGTGATCCTGGCCGATCTGGGCTATCGCGGGATAGGCCAGTACAGCGGGGGTCGTGAGTGCTTTTGGTTGTCCGACCGGAGAATGTGGATAGACCGGGATGGCGCGCGCGAGGTCGCGGCCTGGGTGGCCGCCGGGTGGCCGATGGATGAGGCGGTGAAACAGGTGGGGACGCGCCGTGGCTTTACAGCTTAAAGCGTTCGACCCGTACGACCTGCCGGACGACCCCCAGCGGGCGGTCGTGGTCGAGCCTGCGCAGTTCGAGCGGCTGATGTCCTTCCTCCGCACCCGCCCGTGGGTGATCATCGACTACGAGACGAGCGGGTTGGCCTGGTACCGGGACGCCCGGAGCTGCGGTATCGCCCTGGGCGCGTGGGACGATCAGGGGCGCTTGTGGTCGAGCTACGTGCCATACCGGCACCAGACGGGCGAGCCCCAGCTGTCGTTCGAGCAGGTGGGGCCGGCGATCGGCGAGCTGCTGGCGGACGAGCGGGTGGGCAAGGTCGCACACAATATAAAGTTCGAGGACCACTTCAGCCGGGTTGAAGGGTGGCAGTTGCGGGGCCCACGGTATGACACGATGGTGGCCGCCCGCCTGTGGGACGAGAATCGGTCGGCCAAGCTGAAGGAGCGGGCGGCCAGCGACCTGGGTTGGGGTGAGGAGGCGCATCGGGGTGAGCGGGTGATGGGCCAGTGCGTGCAGGAGCAGGCGCGGGGCCGGCGGATGGGCATTAGCGAGTACCTGGGCCGGTACGGGTACAGTGAGGTCCGGACGGGCGTCTGCGGGTACTATGCGTGCGGTGACATCCTCCAGACGGGTGGGCTGCACAGCCTGTACGAGTCGCACGGGCTCAGCGGCTACTACTCGCGGATCTGGCCGACGGAGATGGGGTTGACGCGCATCCTGTGCGACATGGAAGTGCACGGCATGCTCGTCGACGTCAAGTATCTGGAAGGTCTTCAGGTCGAGCTACACGTGGGGCTCGACGACGTGAGGACCAAGCTACGCAACGCGCTCGGCGCCAGCATGTTTAACCCGGCGTCGGACGCCGAGGTGCTGTTTTACTGTACGAACGTGCTGGGCCTGCCGCTCACGCGCCGGACCAAGAAGGGCCAGCTGGCGGTCGACCGGGAGTCGTTGGAGCCGTTCGTGTCTCAGTCACCGGTCATCCGCTGGATTCTGGATTGGCGTGACCTGGATAAGCTGCTGGGTACGTACGTGCTGGGCATCATCGACCGGGCGGACGCGGACCACTATGTCCACGGTGATTTGCAGTCGGTGGGTACAAATACAGGACGTCTGAGCTGTAGGTCACCGAATTTGCAGAATTTCCCGTCCGACGATGACGAGCGGGCGCAGGAGCGGACGGGTAAGCCGTTGAAGGAAGGCGGGGTTGACCCGTGGTCGATTCGACGGGCGTTCCCCGTGCCCGCCGGGATGACCCGGCTGTTCGCGGATTATAGCCAAGTGGAGCTTCGCGTGCTGGCGAAGTACAGCATGGACCCGATCATGGTGGATGCCTATCTGAAGGACGAGGACATCCACGACCGCACGGCCTTGGAGGTTGGGAAGCTGTTGGGACAAAAGGTGCCCAGGCGCGTGGCCAAGGTAGTAAACTTTGGTTTGTGTCTGCTGGGTAGTCAAAACGTGTTGACCAACGAGGGGTTGGTTAGATTGGACGAAGTTAAAGATAGACATTTATTATGGGATGGGATAGAGTGGGTTCGGCACGACGGGTTGGTCTGTCGCGGCGAACAAGAGGTGATCGAATATGACGACATCACAGCAACGCCAGATCACATCGTCTACACCGAAGACGGGGGGGCAATTCGGCTTGGGTGTCTTGCATCCGAAGTACGTCCCCGACGAATTGCTATTGGCGCGATTGGCACCGCTCCTCGTCGGTACATCGCGCGTGCTGACGGGGAAAGTGGGCATGCGTGGGAGGTCCCGCGTTGTGGAAGTTGTGTGTGGTGTCTGCGGGAAGCAGCGCTGGATTCACGTATCTGCGGTTCGGGGGAAGCGGAGCAATTGCACCTGCCAGCGGGGCAAGTACAAAGATCCGCGGGCGCATACTTTGGGCGAGCGGTACGATTCTATGGTGCAGCGGTGCAGACGGGATACGCACGTTGCGTCAAAGAATTACAAAGGGCGTGGCATCGAAGTGCGATTTATCTCGCGCGAGCATTTCATTCGCTGGGCTTTAGCGACTTATCCAGAATCTGGGTTCAAGGGTTTGGATTTCGATCGAGTGGACAACGATGGCCACTACGAACCGGGGAATATGAGGTTGGTGTCCCGGTCATTCAATTTGCGCAATCGGCGCAAACGAGGGGGGGATTATTGCTCGCACGGGCATCCGCTGGCGGGAGCAAATCTGTATCTACATCCACGGGGTCAACGAGTGTGCCGGGCGTGCATGCGGGCTTACCATCAAGCGTTTCGGGATCGACGTCGCGCCGCGCAAAAGTCTACGATCTGCTGAATGCGGGCCCGCGGCATCGGTTTACTGTGGCGGGGAAGATCGTAAGTAATTCGTACGGATTGAGCGCGTCCGGTCTCAGCCGGCAGGCGAAGATTTCGTACGAGGACGCCGAGAAGTTTCTGGATATGTTCTTCAAGCGGTATCACGGGATCGTCGATTTCCGCACAAAGCTGTGCGCGCAGGCGCGGCGAGAGCACGGTCGGGTGATCAACCTGTTCGGCCGCCGGCGGGTGGTCCCCAACCTGCTGAGTGCCGATAGTTACGAGCGCGGGCGGGGCGAGCGCCAGTTGATCGGCTCGCTCATTCAAGGTACGGCTGCTGAGCTGACCAAGGAATCGTTGGTGCGCATCGATGCCCAGTGCCGGGCGCACGGGTGGCCGGTGAAGCTGGTGAGCACGATACATGACGAGATCCTGATGGACCTGCCGACCGAGCTGTTGCCCGAGGTCACGCGCGTGGTCAAGCAGGAGATGGAGCGCTATCCAGAGTTCGAGCCGATCCCGATCAAGGTCGAGTGCGCGGTGTCGACGGAGACGTGGGCGGACAAACAGGAGTACAAGGTTGCCGGGTAGTCGGCGCGGAGGGCGGCGATGGGCATGGTGGTGGTGACCGTGGGGCAGGATGACGCGCCGGCCCCGAAGTGCGCGCATTGCGCCGTTCTGGAGACCGCGCTGGCGGAGACGCAGGTCATCCTCACCGAGGCGATGCAGTTACTCCAGCTGTACCAGCGGGTGCTCGAACATAACCAGGTGCTGCGCGAGGCCGTGGCCGCCGAGGCGGCGGCCCAGATCATCCGCGAGATGGGGGTGTGATGGTGGACGAGTATCTGGCCAGGTTCCAGAATCTGCCGCCCTGGAATATCCACCAGCTGGTCGACGAGGGGCGGGCGACCACGCCCTGGTACGAGGTGCGAACCGAAGACCTGGTGCCTGAGCTGGTGGTCAACGAAATGGACCTGGCGAGCCAGGTGATGAGCGTGACCGCGCAGGTCCAGAAGTGGGGACGGCTGGAGGCGCTGGCTAAGCGGGTGTGGGAAGTGGCGGAGCGCCGGTACCGGTCGTGGAGGGCGCGCCTCTGGCTGGAGCTGGAGGGCCAAGCGGGGGGCAAGCGGCTGACCGAAACGCGGTTCGAGCAGCTGTACCGGACCCACGAGGATTACGACCTGTACCAGACGGCGATTGAGCGCGCCGAAGAGGCGTACACGGCGACCCACCACGTGTTGGAGGCTTGGCGGGTCAAGAAGGACATGCTACAGAGGTTTGCCGTGCGCTACCGGGAGGACGGGGCGCCGAGGCTCGCCGTTTAATGTCACGATCACCCCGGGTGGGGCGTCAGAATAGGTAGAACCACGAAGGAGTCCAGAGATGACCTACCAGCCAAGTCAGTATCCCCTGGCCTATCCGCAACAGGGCATGCCCCAGGGCTACCCACCCCAGGGTGTCCAGAATCCGTACGGGCAGATGCCGCCGCAGGGCATGCCGACGTACGGGCAGCCCCAGTACGGGCAGCAGCAGCAGATGCCGCCCCCGCCACTGCCGCAGCCGCCGACCGTGGGCGCGCCCCAGCAGGCGATCGGGTTCGACGAGCAGGCGGCGCTCGCGGCGCTCCAGGAGTCGGAGGCCCGGGCGGCCACGCGCGGCGGTAGTGGCGGGCCGCTCAGCAATTACGTCAAGGTGCTCGGCCCCCGGGGCCAGATCAAATGGGGGCCGGACGTGCCGGTCGGGTTCACCGGCGAGGTCCTGGTCTGGTTGTGCGGTCCGTACGCGCCGGGCATGCAGCTGCCGTGGGTCGAGACGTGCACCCATTTCGTGAAGACGATGAGCCGGCCCAAAGGCGTCGTCATCCCGTGCAGCGACGACGACAAGTGCCTGTTCTGCCAGTCGCGCGAGTTGGCGCTGTCGAGCCACGACCCGCGGCAGAATCAGGCGGCCCAAATGTGGGGGCGCAAGCGCCGCCAATACCTCTACAACGCGATCAACCTGAGCGATGCGCGGGCCAACTGGTACAAGGACAACCAGATGCGGCCGTGCGTGCTCGGGGCGAGCAGCCTTCTCCAGAAGGCGCTGGCGACGATCATGAACACGCGCGGGATCAAGGCGGTCGTGGACTACGCTAACGGCCACCCGATCAAGCTGCTCAAGAAGAAGACTGGGCCCGAGGACATCAATGTCGAGTGGAGCGCAATCGACCTGAACGCGCAGCCGCTCGACCAGTACTTCTGGGCCGCCACGTACCAGCTGTGGGACCTGGCCAAAGAGAACGACCCGACGCCTCCCGACCAGATTCTCCGGGTGGTCCAGGAGCTGGGCATGCCCGTCCCGCCCGGGGCGGCGCAGTTCCAGGTTCCCGCGGGCTACCAACCGACGGCGCAGCCCCCCTACGCGTCGCCGTATCCTTCGCAGCCCCCGCAGTACCCACCGCAGGCGGCTGCCGGGGCCATGGGCTCCTACCTCCCCCCAGGTCCGCCCATGGCTCCACCGATGACCCAGGCGCCCCCTCAGTACCAGCAGGCGCCCGCGTATACCCCGCCGGTGGGCAGTCTCCCACCCCCGCCGCCCGTGCATTCGGCACCCGCGGCGATGGCCGGGCAGATGTTGCCCCCGCCTCCGCCTCCGACGGCCCCGGGCGGCAGCCAGATGGCGCCCCCGCCGATGGGCCAGTCCGGCCCTTTCCAAGCGCCCCCACCGCCGCCCCCGGGCCAGGGGGGTCAGGGGTTCAACCCGCCTCCGCCGCCCCCGCCGCCGGCGGGCCGCCCGTACTGACGGGCGTGCTGCCGGGCGGGCGGGAGCGCTGTTTCTCCCGGTTCTTCGCGGAGGATCGAATGTGCAGGGAATGTCCAGAATGGGTGCGCCCTGCCTGCCTGGCTGCCGCGGGCGTACAGAGCGGGTGGGTCGCGCGGGACGAGAAACGTGAAGCGCTCCACCGAGCGCTCGACGGGATAACCTGATGCCCCGCTCGCCTAAGAAGTCCGCGCACACGTCGGCCAAGCGGTCACCCCGACCGCCGGCCAAGCGGGTGAAGGTCAAGCTCAGCCCGCTCGCCGAGTACCAGCAGACGGTCAAGGACCAGGGGATCGCGACGATCAGCACGCTCGCCCAAGACGAGTGTGTGAGCAATATCCCTGGGCGGATCAGCAGCGGGTCGTTGGCGCTCGACCGGATCCTCCGCAACGAGGGCGAGCCCGCGGATTGGATGGGGTACCCGCTGAGCCGCGTGGTCGAGCTGTTCGGCCCCCCGCACGTGGGTAAGAGCACGCTCATGGACCAGGCGTTCGCGTCGGTTCAGCGGGTGGGCGGCGTGGGCGTCCTCGCGGACACGGAGATCAGTCGCGACCGCAACTACGTGTCGCGGCTTCAGTGCGACGTGTCGAAGCTCCAGTATCTGGAGTTCCCGCCAGACGGCATGCACGTGGAAAATATCTTGCGGGTGGTCGCCATGACCATCGACTGGTGGCGTACCCATCACCCGTTGGTGCCCGTTGTGATCGGGTGGGACGCGCTGGGTGGGACGGCCACCGAGGATGAGATCGAGCGCGGGCTGGTCGGGGAGAAGCGGACGAAGCCGGGCGCGGCGGCCAAGGCGATGGCGTTGGCCAGCCGGCTGCTCACGCCCAAGCTGGCGGGTTCTCGCATTGTGTTCCTGATCGCCAACCACGAGTACCAGAATATCCAGACCGGCGCGTTCGCGGGGAAGAAGCGCGAGACCTACGGCGGATCGGGCACGAGGCACATGGCGTCCCTGCGGATCCAGCTCTACAACGCGGGCGATTACATCAAAGGCCCGGACGGGGTGATCCTGGGGCGTGAGGTCGTGGCGAAGCTCGTGAAGAATCGGTTGGGCAAGACGGTGCAGGCGGTGCTGCCGATGCTCACCGGGTTCGGCACGGACAACGTGTGGACGCTCTATGACGATTTGCGACGGCGTAAGCTGATTACCGCGGCCGGGAGTTGGGCGGCCTTGAATCTGGACGGCCAGGTGATCCAGTTCCAAGGGTGGCTGGGTCTGCGGCGCGCGATCGACCAGGACCCCACGTTGTACCCACGGCTGGTCAGTGTCTGGCAGTTGGATCTGGCGACCGTCCCTGCGGAAGGTCAGCCGGAAGGGCAGTCGTCGACCATCGAGGGTCAGGACGCGGAGGAGTAGGGGCATGCCGCTGTATAGTTACCGGTGCGAGAACGAGCAGTGCGGGCTGATCGAGGAGCATGTGAACAAGTGGGCGGACCGGGATGTTACGTACACGTGCCCCAGTTGTGAGTCCGAAATGCACCTGCTGGGTGTGACCATGCCGAGCAAGCTGTCGGGCAAAGAGGGCTACCAGATGAAGGCGGTGCTGGCGAACGGCCAGCATGTGAAGGGGCATTTCGGGAAGTCGGCGAAGCGCCGGCGGCGGGGTGCGTGATGCTGCTATTCAGCGATCTACATCTGCGGGACGAGACGGCGGACGTCGTGCTCGGGCAGGTGCTGCCGGGGCTGCGGGCGGAGATGAATCGGCTGGGCGAGCACCACGCGGTGTGCCTGGGCGACGTGTTCCACATTCGCAACCGCGTGGACGTGGCGCTGATCAACGGGTTGCGGGACGAGCTGTTGCGCTGGTCGGGAATCTTCTTGGACATCCTGCCCGGCAACCATGACCAGTACACGGTGGACGGCCGGCACGCCCTGGAGTACCTGGCGGACATCCTGGACCCGTGCGGCGGGGCTGTCCGGGTGCACAGCGAGCCCGGATGGGATGGCACGGGGTTCTGGATGCCTTACCGGAAGGACCCGTGGGCGCTCGCGAAGGTGGAGGGCAGGGGGCGCACGCTGTTCGCGCACCTGCCGTTCAAGGGGGCGATGCTGGCGGCCAACCAGGTGGACACGGACGGTCTGGATGGTATGGCCTTGGGTGGCTGGGCTTACGTATTCGCCGGCCACTATCACATGCACCAGCAGATCCCGGGGTTCATCCAAGGGTGGTACGTGGGCAGCCCGTACCAGGTGAGTGCGGGCGAGGCAGGGCAGGTCAAGGGGTTCGTCCAGTGGGATGGCCGGGCGGCCCCGGTGTTCCATGCCCGTCGTTGGGGCCCGTGTTACCACGTGTTGGCTGTCCAGAAGGGCGGGGACCTGGATCTGTCGAATGTGAGGGCGGGCGACGAGGTGCGCGTGCTCGCCGCGAGCGGCGTGAACGTCGCGTCCGTGGCCCAGGCGTTGCGCACGGTGGGCGTGCGGCACACGGTCACCCCCGAGGTCGACCATGTGGAGTCCCGGCTGGCCGTCGGGGCCGGTGCGTCGTTGACTGAGTATGCTCGCTCGTACGTCGAGGCCCAGGCGGGTGAGCTGGATAAGGCGCAGCTGATGGCCCTTTTCGAGACGGTGACCCGATGATGAAAATAGAATCCATTCGGGTCGTCAATTTCGGTTCGTTCGCGGGCAGCCAGAAGTTCGAGCTGGCGGGCCACGGGCTCACGCTGGTGCTGGGCAAGAATCTGGACGAGCCGCGGATGAACAGCAACGGGGCGGGCAAGTCGACGTTGTTCGACGCGCTCGACTGGGTGCTCTACGGGGAGGTCCCGCGCGGGGACAACGTGGACAGCGTGGTCAACGACAACGCGACCGCGTGCGAAGTGGATGCCCGGTTGGTCGATGACCAGGGTCAGCAGCTGATGGTCCAGCGGGTGCGCACGCGCGGGCGCAAGACCGAGCTGCACGTGCAGCGCGGGAACGACCTGTTGGACGCGCTCGACCTGTCGGAGACGCAGAAGATTCTGGACGAGTTGCTGGGCATGGACCGCGAGGTATTCCACGCGGCCGTGTATTTCTCGCAGGACGCGATGTGGAATTTCATGGACGCGACGGACGCCCAGCGGATCGAGATCCTGACGCGTATTCTGGGCCTGTCCGACCTGGAGGTCTACCGGGAGCGCGTGGCCGCCAAGCTGGTGGACCTGCGGCAGCAGCAGGTGCAGCTCGACGGGCAGACCCGGCAGATGGACGGCGAGCTGATGGCGTTGCGCGGCATCGACTGGGTGCCGCAGATTCAGCAGTGGGAGGGGCGGCACGCGGAAGCGCTGGGGACGTTGCGGATGCGTCTGGAGATGGCGCAGCACGCCCAGCAGCAGGTGCCCGCCCACGATGCCCAGGTGGTACAGCAGTTGGCGGGCGAGATTGAATGGGAGAAGCGTCGGGTTTATCCGTCGCCGGCCATGGAGTTTGCTGCCCGCAAACAGGAAGCCCAGCTAGCGTATGATCGGTGGGCGATTGCGCGGGTAGATGCGGGACGTCGGGCGCAGAAGATCGAGCGGCAGATGGAGCAGATGCGCCAACAGGCGGGTGGTGTGTGCTCGGCGTGTGGCCAGCAGATCACGGGCGAGCACGTGCAGCGCGAGCTGGTGGCGATGCAAGTGGAGTTGGAGAAGGAACGGGCGGCCGAGGCGGATGCCGCCCGGGCGCTGCCCCAGTGGGAGGCCACGCTGGCGCAGATCCGGGTGGAGGTCGTGGCGGCCGAGGCGCAGGAATCCCAACGGGTGCTCGCGCGCTCGCAGTGGCTGCACCAGAAGATGGAGCAGTTGGAGCGGGCACGCGCCGGTGAGCGTGAGTGGCAGCAGACGCAGCAGGTGGTGCAGTTGGCCCAGGCGGACCTGGCGCGTGAGCAGCAGGCGGTCAACCCGTTCGTGCAGAAGCAGCAGGAGCACCTGGGGCGTGTGGCCGAGTTGACGCAGCGCCGGTCGGGCTACGATGTGTCGGTCCAGCAGGCGGCCCGGAATGTCGCGCATTGGGAGTTCTGGAACAAGGCGTTCGGGCCCAAGGGGCTGGTCTCGTACATCCTGGACTACCGGTTGAACGAGCTGACGGACGCGGCGAACCGGTGGGTGCAGCTGTTGACGGGTGGTACGTTCTGGATGCGGTTTGAGACCCAGACGCAAGGTCGGACGACCGGCCGGCTGGCCAATCAGATCAACCCCCGGCTGTTCCGTTGGAATCCGGACGGGACGATCAGCGAGCGCAATTACCGGAGTTGGAGCGGCGGGGAGAAGCGGCGCATCGCCTGGGCCGTCGATTTCGGGCTCAGTCGGCTGGTGGCAGCCCGGGCGAAGCACGCGTATGACCTGCTGATTCTGGACGAAGTATTCAAGCACGTGGACGCGGCGGGCGGCGAGGCCGTGGTCGAGATGTTGCGCGGGCTCAAGGCGGAGCGGGGCAGCATTTTTGTGATCGAGCACGACAGCACATTCCAAAGTCATTTTGACCACCAACTGACGGTCGTGCGCCAGGGTGGCCGGAGTCAAATCCTTGTGGAGGGTCGCGTCGATGAAGCGCAAGTTGGTCACCAAGTCTCCCCGGCCGTCGAATCCCCAGCGCAACCGGCGGGAGCGGCGGGCAGCCCTGGTCTACAAGCTGGAGTCGCTGTTCCGCGTCGGAGACGGCGAAGAGCTGCTGATTGACGGGCACGCCCATTACGTCGAGGGCGAGCTGGGGAACCGGGTGGTCCTGAGCGTGCCCGAGACGACGAGCCGCGCGTCGTGCGATCGGTTGCGCGACGCGGCGGTCAAGGAGCTGCGGAAGCCGGTGCTGGTCGTCACGCACAACGTCGAGTTTTTGCGCGCGACCAAGCTGAGCACGGCCGAGGCGGCACGGGTGATCAAGCAGGCGGAGACGCAGACGGCCGCAGCGGATGCGCAGGCGGAAGCGCAGGCGAAGTCCGAAGAGGTAACCACATGACGCCGGATATTGTCCCGCGCCACGCGTACGCGATCGGCGTCGACCCGGGGCTGGCGACGACGGGTGTGGCGGTCCTTCAGCTGCCCGACCTGCGGGTGATCGACCTGCGGCTGGTGAAGACGGAGAAGGCGTCGAAGAAGGAGTTGCGGTCGACCCGGATGACTGGCGACGACCAACGGCGTCTGCGCGAGCTGTGGGATGCGCTGACCCTGGTGGCGGACCGGTATCAGCCGGTGATGGCCATGGGAATTGAAGCGTACACGCCGTGGGCGGGCCGGCAGGGCGGGAATGCGTGGAAGGTCGGTTTGGCCTATCAGACGGCTTGTTGCTTTTGTTGGGCGCGTCGGATCACCCCGTTCGTGTTCACGCCGGGCGACCTGAAGCGTGTGTTCGCCGGGCGTAAGAACGCGAGCAAGGGCGACGTAGGGGTGGCTGTCACGGAGTTGGTAGTTGGGGCGTCAGAGAAGTTGAATGGGATCGTACCGTCACAGCAGGAGCATGTGACGGACGCGTTGGCCCATGCGTATCTGGCGGCCGAAGAGTGGATACGATTGCGGGATATGTTTTTGGTCGGGTAGGTGAGGTCGATGCCGGGTGCGTACTACAACGAGAATGCGGCGTACCCGGCGCAGTGGTTGGTTAACTTGATTGAGGCTGACCATCTATTGGCCGGCCGGGTGGACGGGCGCAGCATTTTGGATGTCACGCCGGCCGAGCTGGGGGATTATACTAGGTGTCACTTCTTCGCCGGCATCGGTGGTTGGGACCTGGCGTTGCAGATGGCGGGTTGGCCGGTGGACGTTCCGGTCTGGACCGGCTCGTGCCCATGCCAGCCGTTTAGTGCGGCGGGTAAGCATAAGGGGTTTGCGGATGACCGACACCTGTGGCCTGCCTGGTTCAAGCTCATCGCCCAATGCCGCCCTGCAATCATCTTTGGCGAGCAGGTTGCGAGTCCTGATGGACTCCGCTGGTTCGACGCTGTTTGCGCTGACCTGGAAGGAGCGGATTACGCCGTCAGGGCGGCGGATTTGTGCGCGGCGGGCGTCGGTGCGCCGCACATCCGACAACGGTTGTGGTTCGTGGCCATCTCCGGTGGTCAACGCCGCGACGGGTTCTCAGTACGCGTACAGTCGGGGGGATCACGACAAGCGGGTGTTGAAGTTGCCGGGGGTGGCGAAATTAGCATCGTGGCCAACCCCTTGCCAGCAGGACGGGCCAAAGGGTGGGCCAGGGCAGGGATCGGATCGGTTGCCGGGGGCAGCTGGTCTAACTGCGATTGGGTTCCCTGCCGCGACGGGAAGTCCCGGCCAGTTGAACCCGGATCATTCCCGTTGGCTCATGGGGTATCCAATAGGGTGGGCAAATTGCGCGCCTACGGGAACGCGATCGTCCCGCAAGTAGCGTCGGTGTTTATTCAAGCTGTGATGGAGGAGTTGAAGATGGTGGCGAAGAAGCGCAATCCAGTGAAGGTTGATCGGGTGGAAACACCAGATGGTGAACCGGCGATTGTACCGGATGAGATGGATCCGGTGGAGTTGCCGCCGGTCCCGCCCACGCCCAAGAAGGCCAAGCAGATCCCGTTGCCGGGTGTGCCGCTGCCCGAGCCCCCGCAAGAGCGGCCGGTCGTGGCCTTGCCCCCGCCCACGCCCTGCCCGCCAGGTGCGTGGGAGATCGTGATCCCCATTCCCCCGGCGTTGCAGACGCAGTTCGGGGGGCGGGCGCAATTGCGGTTGTTCATGGGCGTCGACTGGTCGCGGAACAATGTGTTCGGCGGTGAGTTGAAGGCCGTCACGACGGTGATGAACCAGGACGACCTGGTGTTCGACCCGGACGCGGAGGAGCCGCCCCGATGATCACACTGCTCAATGAGGACCTGCTGGTCGAGGCCGTCGAGTGGGCGAGCCTGCGGATGAGCGGGCTGATGGGTCTGCGCGGCCGGCCCGCCGTGGACGTCCAGTTCGAGCCGTCGCCGGGTGGGCCGGCGCAGCCGGTGTTCCGCGTTCTGGACGAGGCCGTGTCCCGGATGGGGCAGAAGGGGGCGCTGACGATCGTGCGCCAGGTGTGGACGGACACCAAGGTGGAGTTGGCCGCGCGCGTGGACGGGAACAGGATGAGGCGTTATGGTTCCGCCAAAGAAAAAGCGGGTACCCCCGGTTGACCCGCCGGTGCCGCCGAAGAAGTCGCGGCGGCAACCGGTGACGGCTGAGCACGTAGTGGCGGCTCAGTTGGGCGGGCGCGGGCGTGACTTGGAGAAGCTGCGTCTGTCGGCCGGGTTCTACTATGCGCTGAGTGATGTGACGATCGCGGAGATGGTGCGCCAACCGCCGTTCGACCAAGTGTCGGGCAAGATGTTGTCGCAGTGGAGCCAGCAGGACGGGTGGGTGGCCCGGCGGCGCGAAAGCGAGGACCGGGCGCGCCGGCTGGTCGAGAGCCAGATGGGCGCGCAACTGCTCCGGATGTACCGGGCGGAGCTGGCGGTCCTGGTCGGGTTGTTCGACGATGCGACGGCCAAGCTGAAGAACGCGATGCCCAATTCCTACGAGGGCATGTTGGGCGCGATTATCAAGCTGGTGGGCACGATGGACACGTGGCGGCAGAAGATTGAGGCCCGTCGGCCGGATAGTGCCCCGGGTAACGGGGCGGCCGTCGGGGTGGTCCCGGCCGCGTTGGCGCCGGCCGGGGCGACCCCGCTGTCCCCGGACGAGGCGCGGCTGCTCGGGCGCGAGCTGATGCGCGCTCGCCGGGAGGCTATGCGCGGGCAAGTGCAGCAGGACACGGCGGCCCCGCCGACCGATACTCCAATGAAGGACGACGAGGGATGAACGGGTGGCGCGCAAGTGGAGCAAAAAAGAAGAGGCGATGCTGCTCGACGGCGTGGGCATCTACGGGTTCGTCTGGTTCGAGCGCCAGACCGACCCGGGGTACGATTGGCCGGGCGCGCCGAAGCATCGCAGCCGCGGCGCCCTGTACGCAAAGCTCAATCGATCGGGCGGCCAAGGCGGGTTCACCCGCGGGGCGTGGACGCTCCACCAGCTGCTTCAGGACACGGGGTACTCGCGGACGCAGATCCTGCGCGCCCAGCGCGCGCTGCACCAGAAGTGGAAGCGGCTGTGCCAGCGGGGCGCGTACCTCATCACCGACGAGCAGATGGACGACATCCTGTGCTGGTTGCAGCACGACTACTGGCAGGCGCGCCACCGGCTCTACGCGTGCCTCTGGTGCACGTCGGACAAGCGGCCGGCGTACGCGCTGGGGCTTTGCGTTCGCTGCTATTACCAATACCGGCGATTCTGCCGGGCGATCGGTGTTCCCGCCGGGGTGGCCGAGCAGCAAGCTGCCCTGGCGCGCACGCCAGGGCTGGACCAATACGGCAAGATTCTGGACACTGTGAAGGAGCAGCTGGCGGCGGGTCGCGCGTTGTCGCAGACCCAGCTCGATTGGCTGGCCACGGTGGTGTGACTATGGGCGATACGAAAAAGCCGGTGATGCTGATCGCGGTGCTGGACAGTCCGGTGGCGCCGATGGTGATCACTGAGGACGAGCGGGGTCTGTTGCTCTATGCGCTAGGCCAGGCGCTCGTGCAATCGCTGACCGGGTTCACGCCTGAGGACCGGGATCGCGTGCGCGAGCTGCGGACGAAACTAGGGGCAGGGGTGGGCCATGCGGGGAGTTGATCAATTTTCGATGATGGCCGCCGACTCGATCGCGGCCAGCTATATCGAGCTGGCGCACGATGCTGAGCTGACCAAGCACGAGATCCTAGTCATCGGTGAGCTGGCGCAGTTGCTGCTGGGCCGGGTGGTCTCGCCCAATGATCGGCCGGCCGTGCTGGCTGCGCAGCAAGAGGCTCAGGCGATCATGGACGCGTCGACCAAGATGGTGGGGGAGAACTAATGGACGTGCAAACCGCGTGCAAGCGGGCGATCCGCGTGCTCGGCCGGGCGTCGAAGGAAGAGCGCGAGCGCCTGGGCCTGGTGCTCCAGAAGGTGAAGTTCGGGGTGGGCGCGGTCGGTGCCCCGGACGGATGGGCCTGGCCGTACGTGACGTGTCGGACGTCCCGGGTGGGCTTCATCGGTTACGTGGACCAGTCGCTGCCGAGCGTGTTGGTCGAGCCCGCGCGGTTGAAGACTGCGGTGGACCAGCCGGTCACGGCCGGGCAAGAGGACGGCAAGCTGGTGCTGTTCGCCGGCCGGTCGCGCCGGTTCGACCTGACGGCCGAGGATGCCACGGCCTATCCGGTATTCCCCGAGTTCCCCATCAATTGGCGGGAGGTCGCGGGTGAGGACTGGCGGACGGTCCTGGACATCGTGCATGCGGCGGGCGGCCGGCACAGTCCGGAGATGCTGCGGGTCGTCCGGTTTCACAAGTCGTTCGTGGACGCGACGGACGCGGAGCGCGTGTCCGTCGCCTGGTTGGCGATCCCTGAGTTCGTGGGCCAGGTGCCCGTCGAGTTCTTCGACGGCTGGCCGGTCGGGTCGGTGCAGGTGGGTCGTGCTGGCCAGTACGTGTGGGCGCGCGTGGGCACGGAAGTTCGGTGGGCGGTGTTGCAGGAGCAGCGGGCGCCCGAGCTGGAGGAGAATTGGGAGAAGGCGATTGCCCACGGGTTCGTGGTCGACCATGCGGCGTTTGCCAAGGCCGTGAAAGCGGGTGTGCGGGTGAGCGATACCCAGACGTTCCGGCTGCACGCGAACGCTGACGAGTTGGAGATCCGGGCTCATGTGCAGACGACTGAGGGGCGGGACTATCGGGCGACCGTGCCGGTCGTCGGGCTACTCGGCGATCCGATCGTTGACGCAGTGCTCGTTTCGGCCAAGGCGCTAGTGGCCGCGGTGAAGGCGTGTCGGACGTCCATGTTGGGCATGCAGTTTGCGGGCAAGACGAGCCCGTTGTCGATTCACAGTGGCTGGCGGCTGGAGCTGTTGTGGCCGCGGCTGTGAGGAGTAGCCGATGAGTGACTTGAGCCGGCTGTACCCGGTGTTTCACAGGGTGTTCGAG